CTTCGAATAAAGGATGATACTTACAATTTTCCAAGATTGAAAGTGATCTTATACCAAAGTAATCTTTACCTTGGATGCCAGCTTTGTGAAAATCTATAAACCGTTCTTGAAATAGTAAACGATTTAAAGCTCTATAAACAGGATAAATCCCGTAAACGATCCCATCATCGTGAATATAATCAAGATGAAATAAACATTGACAGAAAATGGCACAATTATGTGATATATTACTTTTAGATACTTCTAATTTCAGTCCAGCACGCTTAAATGTGTCTTCGAATTCCTTAATTTTGTCCCAAGGCAAAATATAAACACCGTCATCACCTTGAATGATACATTCAAGGGCGCTAATAAAATCATTAACTAACACGATACCAAACTGTATCATAGAATCAATAGCATTAGTCCAACCAGAACCAGAAGGTATACCATGTTTACCAAAGTAGACACGATTTGGTGTAATATACTTGATAGTATACATGCGTTCGCATATATAATCTAAAATACTATGAAAAGGAGTGGCGAAATGTGATTTAACAACCTCAAAAGCAGCAATGATATACTGGTATTTTATACTAGCGTCAAAGCCCTTAAAATCTACAGAGTAGATTATACGACCTGTTTCTTTAGCTAAGAGTAGGAGCTCAGTCATTTTATGAGCAGTCTGAAGAGGACCTACAATGGAAGGGCGGTGACTGAATGTTTGCTCTAATGCAAGAAAAGGTATATAAAACATGGCTTCTAAAAGAGTGTCCGCAACTGGGTACCCAATAGTGTTTCTAGTTTTGCCTTTCTCAGCAGTTCGAGAATAAATCATACCAGGATCACGACGTGATAAAATCTCATCGAAATTCTGTTCTACTTCATCTAAACATTTACCTTTCTTTACAAGAAAGGGTAAACCGGCGCTTGTGTTGTTCTTTGCCTTTAGAATTGCTTCATTAAGGTGAGAAGGAGCAAGCATCCCTTTACCACGGATAAATTTGAAGACGATTTGATGATTTTCATCCTGACATTTAAAAGAAGCGTCTAACGCTTCCTTACGTTCCGCCCAAGGCTTTTGGAAAGATCGCGGTCCGTATTTAGCGCGGTTCACACGCTCTAATTCGAGAAGTTCCGGATTCATCTTGTGAAGGTTTTCTTCGTATATAAAATTCCAATCAACAAATAGTTCGATCGGTATACAATTCTTCCCTAAGGGTGTAATATAGACTTCCTCACTACCTTTCTCAAGCTTACCTAAGTGGTTTGCAAGCTTTTCGATAGCGGAGTCAGTTAAGCTCAATTTCTTTAAGAAGGGATACTTCTTAAGAGCCTTAGATAACTTCACGATAAAATCCTAATAAAACAATGATTTAATATTTACAACGAAATTTAGCCCAAAGGAGTGTCCATTAGGTATTTACCATAACGTTTGTTCGTCCCACTCGAATGGAATAAGAAGTCTAACGTGCTTGAAGCAGCCTGTTGTAAAGCCGTTCCAGTTACATTTTGAAGTTTATCCGCACCGGGTAAATGAGC